GTAGTGGTTGACCACCTGACATATCTCCAATAACCATTCTTTTAAATTCTTCCATTGACATAGGTTGAGCGTCGGGTCTTTGCTCTAATAAATCAAAGACGTATTTTTCATACTCTTCTTCTAAAACAGCATCAACCATCATCATCTCTTCTTGTGGAGATTTAGGACCTTCGTCACCACTGTATTTTATAGATGGTGCGTTAGTCTCAAGTTCTTCTGAAATTTGTATATCTTCTATTCCCATGGTTTTGTCAGTTTACTTTGTTTTTCCTACTAAATCAAGAGTTGGCATGATAACTTTTACGTCTTGTGCCATGTCCTCATTCTTATAACCTTTGGATTCCCAGTCTTTTCTTTCCTTAAAAACCTCACCAGTTTTTTTGTGTCTGTAAGTTTCTTCTACTTTAGCGTCATATACCTTCATTATGTTGTTACCTCTTTCTTAATGTTTAAATAACTAATACCTACATCAAACGAGTCTGTCGTGCTTGATTGTACTGTAAAAGCTGTACCACCTTCTATTATTAGCGGTTGTGTTAATAATTCTTTTGTTTGATTAGCTGTTAATGCTACAGATTTAATAGCTGTAATACTGTTGTTAGTAACAGTAACAACCGGTGTGCCAGCAGATGTAACAAGTATAGATTTAATAACTATGGTTTCATTGACTGCAGGAATACTAGCACCTAGTGGTGTAAGTGCGTTACCTGTTGTATCGTTATCTATACCTTTAAATTTATATTGGTTTACTACTGCCATTAATTTACAAAGAAGTTAAAAGCTTCTATCTCCTGTTTTAATTCTTCTTGAAACGTACTATTTAATTTTTCAAGAACAGCATCTAAATCTCTAACCAAAGACTGTGCTACGTCTTCTTCATATTCTGAGCTTGCTCTTGTTAATGTTTGTACTATTTTTGCCATTATGAAAATATATTACTAATTCTTTGTCTAATTCGTGTCATTAAATCTTGCACTCCTCCAGCACCTGCCTGCAATGTTTCACCTGTTTTGTCAAAATATCTAAAAATAAAATCATCAGTTTGATCATCCGGATCATCTGGTAAAGCACTACCACCTTCATTATCTCCAGGATAAACATCCATAATACCATCGTCTCCTCCAGAACGTGCGTTAATTGCATTTTGACTTAATTCTGTGCCACCATATGCTCCAACATTTCCAAGTGATCTTTGTCTCATATAATCTTTGTAACCATCTATTCCGTAACCAAAAGGTTTACCAGTTTCAGGATTTATTTTTCCTCCAATAGAATTGTCAGAAAAAAATTTAGTATTTACATTATAACCAATTTTACCTAACGTGTTACCTAAAAAATTTAAACTAGGAAATTTACTTTTAAATGAATAAGGTGTGTTTAACAGTTGATTATTTAATTGTATGTTTTTGTTATATCGAGAAAGTGGATTATTTATTACACTATAATCAACACCTGTAACCGGGCCTAAACTATAATTAATACTTGGAGCCGTTGGTTTTTGAATAGGAACTTGATAAGTTGGTCCAACACCGTGAATGTTAAAATTAGTAGTAGGTCCAGTTGGAGTTGGAGTTGGAACGCTTACTGGTGAAGTTCCAGGAATATTGTGTGGGTTTGGTCTAGTACTAGGTCCAGTTGGAGCTGGAGTAGGACTAGGAGTAGGTGTAGTTCTATAAGTTTCTCTTGATGGAGTAGGACTAGGACTAGGATCTGAACCTGGAGAATTACTAGGTCCTCCACTAGGTCCTCCACTAGGTCCTCCACTAGGTCCTCCACTAGGTCCTCCACTAGGTCCTCCACTAGGTCCTCCACTAGGTCCAGAACCAGCACCCATGTCTTGTCCACCACCTCTAAATCTAACTCTTTCAGTTCTAATTTTTTTATCTATCATTATCGTCTTCCCCCAGCATGTATATCTAACCTAAAAGTCCCTAATTTCCAACTAGTATCCACTGCGGTGTTAGATATTGTAAGAGCTATAGCTCTTGCTCTTGCACGTGTATCTACTTTTGTTGTTGTAGATGATACTGTAAACGGACCTAATGATGAGCTAACTGCTGTGTCACTAGGATAATCTCTTAAATCTAATTGTATAATAGCATTTCCTTGTTGTGATATAAAGTCAGGAATAATTCTACTTACTCTCATAATGTTTTCACCATCACCTCTGAGGTCAGCCATGTTTGTAGCGGCCCCTCTTATAACTTTTTGTGTAATATCATAATCTCCAGATGTAATGTTTGCTGGAATTGCAACAGCAGCTGTTGCTGCTTCTTGTTGATTAACCCCTGTTTCATGTTCAAAATATATTGTTATACCGTCTGTATTACCTCTTACATCAAACGATGCATCATCACCGGCATTATATTTAGTTGCATGAGGTAAACCAAATACTGCTGAGTCTTCCCAAGTTGTTCTAGGAAATAAACTATTTGCATTTGTAAACCATATAGGTCGTTTAGCAGTTGAGTCTAGATAACTATAAGTAACGGCTCTGTTAACATTGTTTGATGTAGCTGTTGGATAAAACCAAGTAATCTCACCAAACAAGTTATTAATACCACAATAAACCAATTGATTAGATGAAGTGTTAAGATCATCATAAACAAAATCTTCAACCAAACAGTCCATAGATTCTAGTTTACCAGTGTATCTAAAGAAACCATTATCAGACATCCAGTACGCAGCACCATCAACTTCAACAGCTGCGTTCTGTCCTATCAATCCACAGTTAGTACCTACTTGTTCATAAGCAAATGTAAAAGGAGTACCAACAAATCTCATAGTAAATAACGATGTATCAGACCAAACATAAATTGCATTCCTACCAAGTTTAGCACCCATGATCCGTGATCCGGCGGCCAGTCTTTGTGTACCAGCAGTATTTTCTGCTGTAGGTGTATAGTCATTAATATTTTCTTGAGAAGAAAATCTTATAAACATATCATCTTGTGTTGCTTTGTTACCAATAGTTGTTTCTGTTCCAAAAAATACTAAGTGACGATCGGGTGTTGACACTAACATATCACGTGACGCTGTTGGTGCACCAGTTATAATAGTTGCTCTTGTCGCTGTTGCATTTGTTGCATCACCATCCCACTCAAAACATTCACCATTATGTATTAAGGCAATTAAAGTGCTTCCTAAATTATCCAAGGACCATAGACCAGGATCAATTACTTGGTCGGTGTTGGCTGCAGCTGAACCCCATCCAGTAAAACCGGAAGAGTTAGTTACTGTTGCACCATTAGAATGAGTTGTAGCTGTAGTTCCTCTTGCTCCTCTTCCTATACCTGTAAGTTTATTTCCTGAAACACCTGTATATGATATTTCTTCTGTTCCTATTAAAATATGATTTGTTCCTGTAGTTGGAAAACCTGATGCATTAGTTAATGTAATTTCTGTAGCAGAACCATTGTTTCCGCCTGACGTAGCATTAATAGCTCCGTTTAAAGTATTAGTTAGTGCTCCTAATAAATTACCACCCCACAATGCGATACCCCAACCAAACGCACCAAGTTGTTCTGCTGGTCCTACATGATAGTATTGAAAAAATTTAACACTTCCAGATGTAGTGGCACCTGAACCTGTTTCATTATTATTCATTGTAATAGTAATAGTCGTGTCTGATGGAACACTGGTTACCATATATTTTATGTCATCAAAATCTGTTGCTGTATAATTAGAATTAGTTGCGGTTGAGAAATTACTAAATAATATAATGTCTCCTGCTACAAAACTATGTGGAGTAGGAAAAGTTATTGTAACTGTGTTTGATCCATTAGTTGTAGTAAAACAATTTGATAAAGTTGTACCTGATGGATTAACTAAGGGGTGTATGTCATAATACACACCTCCAGAATAAACATATAAAATTCTATTAGTTCCTATACATGAAAATTTTGTAGAGTTTTTATTAACAAAATGATGCAAACCTCTTGTAGCACCTGTTAATTTATCTTGTCCTAATTGGTTCCAGCCACCTATCTTTTCAGGTGTACCATATCTAAAACGAACATTTTCTCCATCTGTCCATTGTGATTCAGCACCTGTAGATGTAACTTGTTTATTGAAACCTGGTAGGAATCCTAGTTTTTGTAACATATAACCTCATTATAATACTATTTTACACCTGACGGTAGACCTAACTTAGCTCTTCCATCAAACTTGTTTTTACTAGCAAATGGGCCATTTACATGATTATAATGTAGAAATACTTGACCGCAAATGTTCCCGTCAAAAGGCTCTCGCCAATGTTCGAGTTCACAGCCACTATATACTAACATATCTCCTACTTCAAGCAAGACTTTAGTGCCTGCCGGAGCGTTAGGTTTATGAATATTTTTGTATTCATCGATAACATTATCAGCTCCTGTGCCATCTATAAATACAGGCCAAGGGTCACCACCTAAATTAAGTGTGCATGATATTTCACAAGAAGGTCTATCCTTATGTCTTTTAAGTTCATCACCTTTTTTATATGCTCTAGCGTAGGAATAAGTAGGACATAGATCTAGTCCGCTGTGTTGTTTCATAACAGGTAACATTTTAACTAATAAAGTTTCCATTACAAAATCACCATAACAAGAATAGGTATTAGGTATCTGTTGATCGGTCCATGTTCCAAGGATCGGGGACTGTGAGTGTATGTTGTTTTGATACATATAACTTACTGCATCTCTTTTAAGTAGGAAGTAATTAAGTATAAAATTAGCTAGCTCATACGACACAGCATTTTTGATAACTTGATATTTCTTTATCTCAAACATATTATACCATAAAACATTTCTGCATAAAATTAAAGCTTACTGATATTCTTATATCATTTGACTCATTAGTATCTACGCAGTGATTTAACCAAGACGGAAACATAATTAATCTTCCTGCCTTTGGCTCATAATTATCTTCTCTCCATAATCTTCTTGGTGGTTTACCTTGTTTCATTCTAGGCCTTACCATTAATGCAACTGATCTCGGATCTTCTATTTTTAACTGACCAGAATTTTCAGATGCTTTTACATAATATACACCAGACCATAAAGAGTTTGGATGTATGTGTGCACGGTTCATGCTACCTGGTGGATTTATATTGGCCCACATATTACCTAAAAAAGGTTCGCTATCTAAATGTTCTTGATCATAAATAGTTCTTTGTGCTTCGTATAACATGTTTACTAAATCTTGATACTCAGGTTTTAAATTCATGTCTGTTGTTGAGTGCCAACCTTTTATATTTGTTCTAACTACACCCTTATCTTGATTAGACCAATTAATAATATTTTGTTCTAACTGTTGATTTAAAGTTGGATGTTTTATGTCAGCAATATAGATAGGTGTTGGAAAAACTAAATCTCTAAACATTATTTAAACGGTGTGCCTCCAAACCACATTACTAAAGATTTTCTATGACCTCTAATGACTGGTGTTACTCTGTGTCTTATAAAAGATGCGAAGAATACTGCGTGTCCTTGTTTAAGTTTTGCAATCTTACCTTCTGACATTAATTCTAAATCTCCACCTTCAAACTCTGACTCAGGTGAAAGTAAACATGTCATAGATATTTTTCGAACAGGTGGTTCGTGTTCCATGTTCACATCATTATCTACATGCCAATCATAAAACCCTCCTTCTGGATACTCTGTGTACTGTGCAAGTTCTGTTATCTGCATTCCATCAAAACCAAAATGATTACCGTTAGTTGTTTTCATAATACGTTCTATGTCTTTATACATATCAGTCATTTTAGAAAAAGGTATCCAACTAATGTGTGAAGTTCTAGTTTTAGTATCTACAACTCCTCCCTTAATCCCTGTTTCTCCTGCTCCAACAGATGCATCTCGTTTAGGCTCTGCATGTCCAGCTTCAATAATCATTTTACATTGTTCAGGTGTAAAGATTGGTGTAGTGGTTTCTACTATAAAAGATTTCCATCGTGGTTCTGTTATCATATTAATATCCGTATTCTATCCATCCCGTTATTATATATTTATCATTTGATAGAGGTGGGTTGCCTCTATGAATGTGTGTAAATTGTGAAGGCCATACTAGCAATGTATTTTTTTCAGGTTTAAACCTACACTTTTGATATAAAAATTCTGTCTCTCCACCTTCTGTTACATCATTTAGATATACCATAAAAGCTAGTATTCTATTTCTTGCTTTCATTTCTGCATTCTCACAATGCCAAAAATGATAAC